AAAATTTCCTTTTGAGTTTCATCAAGGTCATCTTTAGCTAAGATAACCGTTAATGATTCCACAAAACGTTCAAATATACCTTCTGAACAGGATACAGGGATAGCAGTGTATTGATTCGGGTCGTAAGCATCAATATTATCAGTAATCCATGTATGTATATAGTTACCGCGTTCGGTATTGTTCCATTGTGAAGACCATACATAGGCAAATGTAGACAATACCATTATTATAACCAATTTATTATGTATAAGCTCTTGACTTTTTTCATCTTCTGCAAACTTTTTTATTACTAAATCAAACCCGATTAGTTTGTTAGTTTTTTCTGGTTCAGCAAAACCTTTTATATGTTCATCAAAAGCTATTCTACTAACACGTTCTATTTCCTTTACAATATGTTCTCTATTTTCACGGGTTCTTATAGATAATAACTTCCCATCTTTAAAAAAAGGATTTTCTTCATTTAAATTTATAAGATATTTATTTATAGTTTCAATATATTTTTTTATATTAATTTTTGTAAATTTATTATGAATTTGATAACACATATCAGTTCCTGTTGATCCAATTCTAAATTCGTCGTCAAATTCTTCATAATTAAATTCGTCGTCAAATTCTTGGTTAAATTCGTCGTCAAATTCTTGGTTAAATCTTCTTTCAATAGCTTCAATTTGAGTAGGTAAAAAATCTCTACTATTGTTGGCAATAAGTCCAGAATTTGTAAACATATGCTGCATACTGGTTTCATCATTTATATTCCACCTACTTATATCTTGATTAAAATTAAGTGCACTAAAAAACATTTCCCGCATATCGGTTACATTACTTACATCCCAATTACCTATATCTTGATTAAAACTGCGTGCATTATTAAACATTCCCTGCATATTGGTTACATTACTTACATTCCAATTACCTATATATTGATTAAAACTGTGTGCGTCGTGAAACATTCCTGTCATATCGGCTACATTACTTACATTCCACCTACTTATATCTTGATTAAAATTAAGTGCACCGCTAAACATATTGGCCATATCGGTTACATTACTTACATCCCAATTACTAATATCATAATTAAAATCAGGATCATTATTAGCTAATTCAGACATATCAGTTATATTGCTAACATCCCAATCCTGTATACCGTCACCCGGAATATACTGTACCCAAGTACCAATACCAGAATTGTTATTCCAATTATCAATTGCCTCTGCGAAATGTTCATCTATTAAAAATTTTATATTATCATATTTTTCAATTAGGAGTTTTACTATTTCATATGGAAAATTAACTTCTTCTTCTTCTTCTTCGTCTTCTGCAATATAATTTCTCATTTTTTCTTCTTGTTCTGCTGCAGCTCTTGCAGCAATTATAAAAGGGGTTTCATCATAATTATTAACTACATTTACATCTGCTCCTTTTTCAATAATTTTGTTCATTATATCAAGATGAATTAAACGTTTTGCATCACCAAGAGTAGTATATTTGTCTTCAGAAATATAGCTATTTATACATACGATTAGCATTGTATTACCATTACTATTCTTTTTATTTACATTAGCACCTTTTTCTAAAAGTAAGTTAGTAATATCATATTTTTTCCTTATATATGAAAACATAAGAGGGGTATTACCTAATTCATTTGTTATAAAATCTATATCAACACCATTTTCTAATGCTTTTTCAATTCCACTAATATTATTATTACGAATAGCATTTATCAAGGCTATTTCATCATCAGTATATATCACTCCTCCCTTTTGTTTTTTAGAACGATTTTTTCTAAAAGCTTTTTTATTTCTTTTTTGTGTTGCCATTATAATATTATTAGAAAATAGTATAATAATTTATTTTTTATAATTACGATAGCGGTTAATCCAAACTTGGTAATCATAATGTGACATACATTTACCCGTATGAGGGTGTTCATGCTCACAATCTTCAGGGCAAGGTGCATTAAATCCAATATTAGCCCATGTTTCTTTATAATTGCGATTATTTTTTTCAGTAATAGTCATTTTAACCTGAGGTTTGTGATACAATTTGTTGAATTTAGTAGATTTATCGTTATACATATAAGCGAATAAGATAAATATAAAATCTGAACAAATATATAATATGAAAATAAATAAATGTACATACTGTAAAGAAATAGGACATTATATAAATAACTGTAAACATCCAGCAATAAATATTCTACATAATAAAATTCGTAAAGATGCAGTAATACATATGTATTCTATGGTAAAACACAATTTTAACTATTTATTGTATTGTTTCATTTCATTAACGCCCCAAGAAATACGTGTGTTGCTATATAAAAATGATTATAACTCAAAAATAGCAATATACCCATCTAAAACAGATTTACAATTATATTATCAGTATTTGGATGAGGTATATTCATTTATAAATAAGGAACATATTAATATCCCTTATATAGATAATACCGAATTATGGAATTATGCAAGTGAAATACAACGTAATACTGAATTACAAAACATACTGAATATTTATATAGATATTGTAAAAATATCCCCGAGACCATATTGTTATGATATTAACATGCATTATGTGGAATCCCATACACTAATATACGCTGAAAATTGTGCTATATGTTTAGATTCGCTTCAAAAAAATAATATATGCACATTGAACTGTCATCATAATTTTTGTATTAATTGCGTCAAATTATATTTGACCGGATTGTATAAATATCACGATGATAGAAATGAATATTATCCGGACTGTCCATTATGTAGAACCTATATTTCATTTATCAATATCGATGATGGAGAGTCATATGTATATTTCGATGAAACATTTTGTAATAGATTTATGCCTGATTATTTTAATCAAATTATGAATAATGAAACAATAATTACACACAATTATGAAAATCCATTTTATTATTTTATTACACCGGATGAAGAGGTTTATGAAAACGACGATATAGATAGCCCATACCATCATCCAATACTCATGCATAGCCATTATGATTTATATGAAAGGCTGGGTAAATGTATAGGATATATAATTAATAATATCTATGCGAGAAAATTATTACAATCATGGTTATTTTTTATTTATATTGTGCAATTTGTATTAAAACATAAAGAAGACATACTTGAATTATATTATAAATATTCTCCAGAGCATTGATGGAAATTTGTAAATTATATTTAGATAGTTCTGGGTTGTATATTGGGTGGCATATGTTGGTTAGATTGTCCAATATCATCCATACGTTTTTGTTGTAACGTATCCAATGTAACATCATTAGAAATTTTGTCAGGTTTATAATTATCTGGCGGGGTATTAATAAGATTCATATCATTTTGTACAGATATATAATTATATAATGGTCTTGCTTTTCCATTCCCCTTTGCACTTAATTCATCTGGAGTCATATCATAACTGGTAAATTTTTCAGACATTATATTGGTTCCACCACTTGATGCCGTCAGAAAGTATCCACTTGGCTCAATATTTGGTTGCATATTAGCAGACATAGTATTTTTAATTTGAGGGTGCAAATGTTTAATAATATCATCTCCCATAAGAACCCGATACTGTTCTTTTATAATTAATAATGATGGAACACTATGTATATTTGGTGGCATGATAACCTTACCACCATTTTCAAGAGTAATGTATGTTTGTCCATTAGATGGATCACGAGAACGTTTATCGATACAAATAAAACTGATTTTATCGGTCAAGTTACTTTTGACTAAAGTTTGTATAATATTTTGTGAATGTTTGCAATAATTACTATAATATAAAATATCCATTAATGAATTTATATTATACTGAAAAAAATGATTTTACAAATAAACGGATTTAGTTCATTGAACCGGTACACATAGAATGTAATAATCTATTCTGGAAATAGAAAATAGCATAACCTAATGCAATAGAAATAGTTTGGAAGTAGAAATCGGAACCCTTGTTTTTAGAAATACCAACTAACAAAGAAGATATTAACAAAACAGCAAGGAGAACAAATCCTAAAACAGATAAAAGCCAGAAGTAATCGCAGAATTTGCGGTCAAGAGGACCAAAAAGAGTTTCCATGATGTCAGCCATATTGGTGATTATAAACTATGAAAAGAAAAAATATACTAAATAATTTAAGTTATAGAAACAAATTCAAATAACATAAAAAAATATAGTATAATTTATATACTACATCATGGATAATACCACAGTATGGAAAGTAATAGACAAATATTTTGATAATAATCCACAATCTTTAGTAAGACACCACACCGAGTCTTACAATGATTTTTTCAAACAAGGTATATTTCAAATATTTAAAGAAAAGAATCCAATAAAAATCCAAACACGTTATGATGAAAAAATAGATGATTATAGGTCACAATGTATTATGTATTTGGGTGGAAAAGATGGAAATAAAATATATTTTGGAAAACCAGTTATTTATGATGATAACAATGCCCATTTTATGTATCCAAATGAAGCAAGGTTACGAAATATGACATATGGAATGACTATACATTATGATGTAGAAATAGACTTTATAGATATTTTGGAAGATGGGGAACAACCAACTATAGTTGGTACAGAAGATACGATTCCAGAGGATGATGAAGAGAATCAAGAAGCAGAAGAAAGCAAAACAGAAGGCGGTGCGGGTCCTATACGTCGTAAACAGGCAAAACGAACAATAGTGGATTTAACACCAGCGGAAGCTGCATTATTTAAAGAAGCAACCTCAAAATCTATGATAACATCCAATACACAAAAACGTACAATTACATTGGAGAAAATATTACTTGGTCGTTTTCCAATTATGGTACAATCCAACCATTGTATATTATCTGGATTATCAAAGGAAATTCGTCATACTATGGGTGAATGTTCTAATGATTTTGGTGGATATTTTATTATTGATGGTAAAGAGAAAACCGTAGTTTCTCAAGAAAAGTTTGGTGATAATATGTTATATATACGTGATGTACATGATGATACTTATTTATATTCAGCAGAAATAAGGTCAGTGTCAGAAAATGTATCAAAACCGATGCGTACCATGTCCGTGAAAATAATGGCACCTACAAATGCATTTACATTTAAAAATATTGTTGTTGATATACCAAATGTACGTAAACCAGTACCATTATTTATTGTATTTAGAGCATTGGGTATAATTAGTGACAAGGAAATAATTACAATGTGTCTTCTTGATTTAGATCAGCACGCAGATTTGGTTGATTTATTTATACCATCCGTGCATGATGCAGGAGGAATATTAAATAAAGTAAATGCATTAAAATATATTGCAACATTAACAAAGGGTACAACGGTAGCACATGCATTGGAAATATTATCAGATTATTTCTTACCGCATGTTGGTGAGATGAATTTTATCCAAAAAGCCTATTATTTGGGTCATATTGTATTACGATTGATGTTTGTATTCACGGGAAGTGAACCACCGACGGATAGAGATAATTTTAAATACAAAAGAATAGAATTAGTTGGCACATTAATGTACGATTTGTTTAGAGAATATTATTCCATCCAGCAAAAACATATAAGTTCTGCATTAGAACATAAAATATTCTTCAATCAGTCACTCTATGCGGATAATTTATATGGATTAATTCAAAAAGAAAAGGGAGTCTTTAATGAACGTATAGTAGAGGCAGGATTTAAAAAGGCATTTAAAGGGAATTGGGGTGCACAAACACATACTAAGAAAATTGGGGTTGTCCAGGATTTAAATCGGTTATCACATAATAGTATGTTAAGTCATTTACGTAAAACGAATTTACCGTTAGATGCCAGTGTAAAAGTGATAGGTCCACGTGTACTACATAATACTCAATGGGGATTTTTTGATCCAATTGATACTCCAGATGGTGGTAACATTGGTATACATAAACATTTGGCAATTACTACATATATAAGTCAAGGATATTCCCGTGAAATAATTATTAATTGGTTACGCGAAAAGGTAGGTATGAAATTATTGGAAGAATGCACACCCAAATTATTATCATCTTTAACAAAGATAATTATTAATGGGTATTGGGGAGGTGCAGTATATGAACCATTGGAAACCGTACAAAAGATCAAATTATTTCGTCGTAATGGATTATTACCGATATATACAAGTGTTTCATTTGATATCAAAATGAAAACGATATATATATACACGGATTCAGGTAGAGTATGCCGTCCTATATTTTATCGTGATGATGATACCAACAAGATGTCGTATGACAATGACAAGATACAAAAATACTTAGATGACGATAAATTTTCATGGAATCAATTAATTACAGGATTTAATGAGAAAAAAGTCCAAGATTTTAATCCAAATGGATATAAATTTTATGAACTTCATGAATTATATGAGAATATAGAGGTTGAATCTAATCCCGCAAAATTAGCAAGATTTCTACAAGATAAGGCGATTATTGATTATATTGATCCAAATGAAACAGAGGGTTCGTTTATTGCAATGAATGCAGATGAAATAGAAAAAGATAAACAAAATAGACATACTCATGTTGAAATGCATGAATCTCTCATTTTTGGTACAATGTGTAATTTAATTAATTATCCAGAAAATAATCCAGCAGTTCGTAATTCATTCTCCTGCGGTCAAAGTAAACAGGCAACATCTATGTATCATACAAATCATCAAGTGCGAATGGATAAAACAGCAACAGTACTTGTATCTGGTCAAAATCCATTAGTAAAAACAAGATACTTGAAATATATTAATAATGAAGAAAACCCATATGGCGAAAATACAATTGTTGCTGTTATGTGCTATACTGGTTATAATGTAGAAGATGCAATATTAGTAAATGAAGGTGCATTAAAACGTGGTATGTTTAGAACAACCTACTACAGTACATATGAAATGCACGAAGAAAAAAGTAGTTCAGGGGAAGATACCAGTGAAAGTACCTTTTCAAATATAGAAAAACAACATAATGTTGTTGGTACAAAAATTGGATATGATTACAGTAAATTAGATGACCATGGTTTGATTGCAGAAAATACGGAAGTTGATGATAAAACAGTTTTAATTGGAATGGTGTCATCAAGTTCCGCTAATCCAGATAAAAATATGGATGCATCAAAAACACCAAAAAAAGGACAACTTGGAATTGTTGATAAAACATTTATAACAGACGGCGAAACTGGAACACGAATTGCCAAAGTTCGGGTTCGTGAAGAACGTATACCAAATCTTGGTGATAAAATGGCGTCCAGAGCTGGACAAAAGGGAACAATTGGGTTAGTTATCCCTGAACGTGATATGCCATTTACTGCAGATGGTATTCGCCCTGATTTAATTATTAATCCCCATGCTATCCCCTCTCGTATGACAATTGGACAATTTGTGGAAACCATTACAGGTAAAGCAGCTGCAATGTATGGTGCTACTGGTGATTGTACAGCATTTGTAAATAATGGTTCAAAAATTGGCATTTTTGGAGACTTATTATCAAAATCAGGTTATCATTCAAGTGGAAATGAATTATTATATAATGGAATGACTGGTGAACAATTAGAAACTGAAATATTTATAGGACCAAACTATTATATGAGATTAAAACACATGGTTAAAGATAAAATTAACTATAGAGCACGTGGACCAAATACTCAATTAACACGACAAGCAGTTAGTGGACGTGCAAATGATGGTGGTTTACGTATTGGTGAAATGGAACGTGATGGTGTTATATCACACGGTGCTACTGCATTCCTGAAAGAATCAATGATGGAACGTGGTGATAAATACAAGTTAGCTATATGTAATACAACTGGACAAATCGCTGCTTATAATTCTGCCAAAGATTTCTTCTTAAGTCCATTAGCCGATGGACCAATTAAGTTTAATGACACGATAGATATAAACAAAATGAGGGTAGAAACAATAAGTAGATATGGTCGTAATTTCAGTATTGTAGAAGTACCATATTCATTTAAATTACTAATGCAAGAATTACAAACGATTAATGTACAAATGAGAATAATAACCGATGACAATATTGACCAATTTGATAGCATGAATTATTCAAATAATATCAAATTATTAACCAAAGATATTTTATCATCTCCTGATTCTATTATTGAAGCAATAAAAAAGAATATTAAACCCAGAAAAGAAACTAATATACAACCAACTCCTGAAAGTATACAATCATCTCCCGAAGCCAACAATACAGAGGTTTCGCCAGAGTATGCCCCTGATAGTCTCGGTTATCAACTAACACAGGAGGAAACAGATAAACTTGCAAAGGAACAACAAGAATATTATGCGGCTAATCCAGATTCTCCTGTTTATAACCCGTTTACAGATGATGAATCATCTCCACAATATCCTCCCAATACTACATCTCCACAATATCCTCCCAATACTACATCTCCACAATATCCCCCCAATACTACATCTCCACAATATCCCCCCAATACTACATCTCCACAATATCCTCCCAATAGTAGACCACCATCTCCAGATTACCCACCCGACTACCAGAGGATGAGTGGTGGTAACAAATATAATGTCGGTGATTCTGTATTATTTAGAGGATGTAATAATCCCAAACAATTGTGGAATATTAAAAATATTGGCGATAAATTTATTACGATTCATGCTGAAGACGGGTATGAAATGGATCCTAATGATAGAATTAAAGTAGTTACTATGTTTGATATATATAAACCAGGTAATTTTTCTTATAATAATAATCCATCATCACAATTATATAATACTCCAGTTCAACAACAGCCTATTGTTCAGGTACCAGAAACAACAACAACACCAGCAATTAATATTAAAATTGTAAATGGTAATGATAATATGCCAGAGCAATCTGGTAATGATATGATACAACAAAATGACAATAATATTGTGGAAAATAACAACACATCCCTGATAAAAATGAATACTCAAACAGAACCCGACACATCAGCACCAGTAAATGCAATTGATTTTAACAGTGGGATGATAATTAAGAAAGTGCCTTAATTTTTTATACAAAAATACATTATATTATATAAAAATTATAATATAATTCATAAAAAATGTACCTGTTCAGGTTGCAGAAATACATATGTAAAAAATTGAAAAAAATGTGACATATATAATAATATTTAAATCAGCATACATATTTAAGTAATATAATCAATTATGGCAGAAGGCGCAGTATTCATTTTATGTTTTGGCATATTGATGGTTGTATTGATGGCAAGATCAGTATTTACTCCAATTGATAGAAGCGTAACACCTACAAGAAACAGATAAAATTGCGAAAAATAATATTATATGTAATTAATAAAAAATTGATTTTTTTTATTAACAAATATAAAGTATCAAATATTAGTATATACAATGAGTAGTTCAAATAAAATTTTATCTGTTTATAATTCCAGAAATACATTGGTGAGTATAGCAAGAACTAAAGGATATAATGCAGATGATTATGATTCATTTAGTATTAATGAAATAGATGCTATGTATAAAAACAATCAATTAGATATGTTACTTTCACATAACGAAACTGAACGTAAAATTTACATTAAGTATTATTTAAAAGCTAAACAAATAAAAAAGCAGGATTTGGATGATATAATTGAAGACTTATACTTTATTGATAATGTATTAAAAAAAGAAGATGTATTGGTAGTTGTAACTGAGTTTGAACCAAATGATACTATTATTGCAAAAATAAAGTATTTATTTGAGCATGATGATATATTTATTGTGATACATAACATAAAACGTCTTCAATACAATATTTTAAATCATTCTTTAGTACCAAAATCAAGAATATTAACAACACCAGAAGTTGAACAATTAAAGAAGAAATATAACCTTCAATCTGTGAAACAACTACCAGAAGTATCCAGGTTTGACCCACATTCCTTAGCAATGTGTTTACGCCCAGGAGAAGTTTGTCTATATGAACGAAAAAGTCCAACTGCCATGAATATTGATTATTATAGAGTATGTGTATAACTATTTTAGGCAGCTAATATATATCATGACAAATCTAAATTATAGTAATTATACTTTTTTTAATGCAAATAAAAAGGATAATAATACCAATAAAGAAGATATAGTAGAAGGAATAGCTAATTTTTGTAAATTAAATCGTTCTTATAATAATCAACGACCAGACCTTTGGAGGAATTTAGATGCAGCATTAAATAGAGAAGGTCAATTAAAAGATGACTTATTAAATGCAAACAAAGCTAATGATGGAATTACAGATGCAAATCCAACTGGTGATAATACAGGTGCTATATTTAACGAAGCTGGTGATAAAGCAATGGAGTTTGGAAAAATTCATATTTTTTCAGCTGATTTAAAACAATATTTTGGTATTAAACCCGTTGATACAGATGGTATATTTCGCACATTGCCACCTGAATTAACTGATAATCCTGATAAATATATTTTTGCATATCAAGACGACGCTGGTAAATACTGGAAAACAATATTTAATAAAGTTGGTGAAAATACAAAAGAAGGTTTCCGTGATAAATCTTCCACAGAAAAAGTTGCGGTAAAAGGAAGAACACTGAATGTGGAACTAACAGATCAAATTAACTCTGCTCAATCAGGTAGTGATGGAAGTGGTCGTGATGGTAATGGTAAACTTACAAATACTGAATTCAAAAATTCTGGTGCAGAATTACGATATAATGCTATGAAACTAATTTATAATAAGTCAGTTACGAATACAGTTTTAATGAGTGTTGGTGTAATAGCTTCCTTATATTTTATTGCAAAAAACTGAATAATATAATATGATTATTTGTTATACATATTATATGAATATTGATGATAAACATGACATGAATATGCAAAAAAATGATAATACTAATTTTTTTTATCAAAGAACCATATTAAATAGTTTGAATTTATCTGTAGGTATTTTAATTACTGCTGTTATGATATTTAGAATGAAAAAATGATATCACTATAATATATAAAATGCCTACACTAACTGAAGAAGAAAAAAAAGAATTATACTCAGCTGATGTTCAAAAAAGTGTGTATATACAACGACAAACAAGTAATATTAGTGATGTAAATTTATTATTAATCATATTGTATTATGTATTTTTGAGCTATTATACGTATTATACATATGGGTCATTTAGGTACAGTACACAATATTATAAAAAGTTGATAATGATACTGTTATTGTTCGCTTATCCGTTTATCATTTATCCAATCCAATATTATGTATATAATTTTGGTAAGTACCTAATAAGTTTAGTATACAATAATATTTATGAGACAAATGATTGGTAAAAAAATAGATACATATTATAATATAAGGTATAATATGCAAAATAATAATTATCATACCTATGATAAAAATAATAATAAAAAAAGTAAAGATAATATCATTATTGAAGGGTTAGATAATAAAGAAAAGATAGATATAGTATCGTCTAATTATAAATCATTTAATGGAGTATATGCTGATTATTTGAAATGTAGTGCACCAAATAATATTGCATGTGCAAAATTACAAACGGAATATGATACGCAAACAACCAAAGTGAATAATCTGGAAAATGAATATAATAAACAAGATAAAATACATACTGATTGTACTAATTTAAAAACCCGATGTGGAATTATTAATACTCGTATAAATGAAACTCAAGAATTTATAGATGGTTTAAATAAAAAAATGAAAGGTAAACAAACCGAACATAATTCTTTTAAAGAGGTTACTCCAGTTGAATCTACAGCGGATTATTTAAAAACAAATAATATAGATATATGTGATAATATTGATTATTCTAATAAATTGGATAATTTAATTGATTTAAAAAAAACATATAATAGCAATAAAGATAGTACAAATAAATTAATAAGCAATAAAGAAGAAGATATTTTTAATAATGATAAAGAATTAATTGTTAGTGAAAACAATATTGCTGCATATGAAGCAAATAGAGAGAAATATTATCTAAATAGTAAAACTAATTATGATGAAGCTAAACGTACAAGAAAACATTGTTGGCGTTCGTGTAGCGGGTGGGGGCCATGGAGGAGGTGTAGTGTGAATTGTAGGAGTGTTCAAGCGCATAATGCTCATTGGCAAAATCATTATAACAATCTAGGTAAACAATGGTCGGATAAAGCACAGGTGGAAGCGGAAGAAAAAAAGAAAGAAGAAGAAAACAAAAAGAAAATAGAAAATGTTGGTGCAACACATAAAGAAGAAAAGTTAAGATTAGAAAATAATATCAAAACTATAAATACAAATATTGAAACCAATAAAACAAATATGAATACTCTTAAAAATGACTGTTCAAGACAAATGCTTAATGGAATTAACAAGATTAGTAGTGATATAGAAGATAAAATAAGGTCTAAACAATCCACAGAAGTAGAATATAAAGATATATGTAACAGTAAACAAATAAGCTGTGATAAAGAATATGCAGTTTTTCAACCAATTAAACAAAATTATAATAATGAAAAGTTAGCTCAGGCAGATTTAAAGAATCGTCATGAAATTTGTGTAGACCCTTTAAGAAATGATTGTAAAGACCTTTATAATGAGTATCGTAGTTCTAATAAAAATACACAAATATCTACATCCATTGTAGAAAAATACCAAAATTATAATAATAATGATACTGCACCACAAGTGCATGAAAAAATAAAATCTAATTATACAACAGTTCAAGGTGATTTTAACAAATTAAAAATAAATGAACAAGAGATGAATATCAAATTAAATAAAAATAGTTCAGTATATGAGTCACCAATAGATAAGCATGACAAAGAGATTTATACAAATTTATTATTAACAGCTTTTGCAACATCATTAGTATATGTACTTTTTGTAGAAATGTGAGAACAATATTATATGCGAATATCATATAATATTATTTAGTAATGTCCTATAGTTCCTACAATAATGAAACTCCTCTTGATTTAAACAATGTACGTAATGTAGAAGGATTAACTGATGTCGCTGGCATGGATAAAAAATTAGACGAAATAAAGTCAAGAATAGCAGACTTTGAAAATAAAAAACAGTTAATTGTAAAAAATTCAGGTATTGAAGAAGGTATGACACTTGGAGAAAGTATTACCACAAATGAACAATTACAACGTAATCCTAAGTATAATAAATATATTATACCAAATGATAAAAAACGAAAAAATATGGTAGATGTACGTATTGATGATAGTAATTTATTAAAAAATTCATATAACCAAAATTATGTTCTAGGAACAATTGCAGCGGCATCTTTAGTTGTATTACTATTTCATATCTAAAAATATAATAATAATATATAATGCCAACAGATAGTGAAAATATAAATATATTAACAACTATTCAAACATTTTTAAGGTCATTAACAGCCCAACAACAAGCTGATCTGAATATAGGTCAAGATGAGATTAACCAAGGTGTTAATGCAATATCAGCAGCTGTTGCAACTGCAGATGATGAAGCAGAACAAATATTACTAAGACAAAACGAAATGAAAGGAATTGTTGATGCAGAAAATGAGCGAATTCAAAAAAACATAAAAACTACAGAAACAAATTTACTAACAAAAAATAGAAAAATGAAATTTATAGACAACAAACGTCAACGTGCAGAGCAATACAATAAGATATTATATGTTTTTATAATAACTTTATCATTAATAATAGTTGCTATTATTGGTTTTCAATATTTACCATTTTTACCAGATTTTATATTACAAATATTTGTTGTTATAGTAGGGTCGGTAGGACTTGTTCAAATATTTAATATGTACAGACATCTACAAACACGTTCTCATTTAGATTATAATCAACTTAAATTGGATGGACCAAACATACTGTCTTCTGAAGAAGTTGCAAAGAAGCAACAAGCTGCTGCAAAATCGGGTGATTTACTTGGAAGTGTAGATATTGGAGGTTGTATAGAATCAGAATGTTGTGACACAGAGAATGATGTGATTTGGAGTAAATCTTCTCGTAAATGTATTCCAAAACCAACTCAAGCAGAAACAGAACAATTTACTGTTGAACGAATGAAATATAATAATAATTTTGCACAACCAAATTCCCCAAGTGAAACACTTTTATATAGTAAAGTATAAGTATAGTATATATAGAAGTTATGGATATAAACGAAAGAGAATTACTCTTTAATCAAAAATATCTTCATCAAAAAAAAACAGTAGAATATTTACATTGGGTAAATACAGGTTTAGTATATATTTATTACCTGTGTGCTTTAGTAATAGTATATTATCTGTTTACAAAATATGATTTTAACCGTTATAACAATATATTATTTACAATATTATTAGGAATATATCCATTTGTTGCTTATTATTTACAAGAAAAAATATATGATAGTTTTGAATATATAAGCAGTTTGTTTTCTATATTAGGATTATTTTTATATGATCTATTAGTTGATTGGTTTATTAAATTGTTTAGTCTTCCTTATTATTACTTGTATATGTTAGTCATAATTTATGCAATTTCTATTAAGGACGGTATTTACAGTTCTAACCAGTTATTATTCTTTATATTATTAGTATTATATCCATATATTGTTGAATATATTCACAATATTTTTTAATTGTCCCAGGTATGTTTTTCTTTGAAATAATTGGGGTCTTTATTACTACGAATATGTTGTGTTTCTAATGTTACATTATATATTGGTTTGCCTGTACGATAAAAAATATCGAGTTGTTTTTGTCTCCATATTTCATTTTTTTCTTTTCGTTTTTTTATTTCTTCATCGCTAATAAAGTGTAAAATTAAGGGGTCCATTATAATATATTATATAAATATTATATTATCTATTTTTTATGTTTATAAATTATCAATATCTATACCATCATCTGTATCATTATCTGTTTCTACATTATCTACAGCAGGTAATTCATCACGTTCATATTTAATACGAACTCCATTCCATGTTTGTTGTCGTTTACGTCCAAATTCTTTATCCATGTATTCATGCAATTCCTTAGGACTGGGTCCACGACCACCGTAATTAGACATATACCATATAGAGAATTCATTGTTAAGTTCCATTTGTTTAATTTTGCCCTTAGCATCACGAACAACACGGTCGTTAATAAACTCTGATATATAATCTTGACTTTGACGGTATTCATTGCTCTTAGACATGACAATAGAACAATCATTTACTACACCACCTGTTTTAAATACAATATCAACTAACATTGCTGCAAAAACCTCTTTCCAACTATCAAATTTCTCTTCAATATTCTTATCTAACAAGTATTGATATGGCTTTTCAGGGTCATCATCTCTGGGATCCTCTGTAAATAATGATTTAAATGGAACAACACGAATACGCCTCCATGTACCATGGTCATTCGCCTTCACCCCCATAAGTGCATTACATGCAACTGCAAGTTTAAATTGTGGTATAAATGATAGTGTTTTAGTCATATATGGAGCTCTTCCTTGAATTGGGTCCTTTCCGCTGGTTAATTGTTTCATCATGCCTTCATTAATTACATCATTTTTACTTGGTTCTTGCATAACCGCATAACGAATTCCTTTCAATTGCACAATTTCCGGGGTACACCCGCCAACTTTACCACGTTTCTCTGTGACTAATGTGGTTGGTACATCACCTTTATAGTTCCCTAAAACTTTTTCCATTAGATTCATGAGAACAGATTTACCATTGGAACCAACACCAACATACATATTAAATGTTTGGTTTGCTGATGTACCAATCAACGTAGAAGCTAAATGATTCCACATATACTTACAAAGTTCCTTGTCTGGAAATAATTTATTCATAAAATCGTTAATATCATTTATGGTTTGTCTATGTTTGATAGGGTCTAATGGTATATAATCAATACCAGTACATAATGAAATAATATCTTCTGGTTGACCTTTTCTAAAACAATTATTCTTAAAATCTATGACACCATTATTAAAACAAAGTAAGTAAGGATTTGTATCCATTTTTTCTAAGAAATCCCCGTCATAAAACAAACATTTCGCTTCTGTCATTATGTTTTTCTTATCATTTGTATTTCCTAACCGATTACTAATATTTAATATACGCATGGAACGATTCTTTTGAAATTCTGCATCATTCTCTAAATTATTTGTGTTATTTTCAATAATAGCATTTGATGCTTCATTTGCTAATCCATTAGAACTCTTCTTATTGTATAATGCACGTAATGTTTTAGATATAGAAAGACGCAATGTAGTACCTGAATCAATCTCTTCCCAGCGATTATTCTTGTAACGATACCAAATGTTCTTAGATACACTTACACACACATACTCATGTTTATACATTTGATATAAAACACTTGCTAAATCAAAGTCAGGAACACGTTCTTTGATATTGTAAGAATTAATTGTATGTTCAATATAATAATCAAGAGTGCCTTCTAATACGCGTCTATACTCCTCAGGTGCATCCATTTTTGCCCAATGAATTAAGGAGAGTTTGGTCAACCCGCCATGTATACGTAAATCGAAACTTCGCCAAGTTGCACATAAATCAGGTATATTACTATATGTAAATTCGCTGGATTGTGCACTGAATGCAATCCATACAATTAATAATTTAGGACTGGTATTACGTAATACCCAACCAACACGTTTCCATTTATCATATGAACCTGGTCCATAATAAGAGATAGGTAATATCATTGTGTAATCATATAAAGTTTTTAAGTCATAGTCATTAATTAAATCGCTTGTAACTTCAATAAAGTTTGTCACCATCATATCCAATTCTTCTTTGTTTTTGATACTGGATATTGTATTAATATCATCCAACATAGCATTACGTTGTTGAATTTCCATCAAATTAGAATCAACACTTTGCTGACGACTTATTGTACGGGTATTTTTATCGGTAAACTCTTTGTATGTGCTTACAAAATCGTTTTTCATAAATAATACTACATTGGATTTTGACCTAACTGATAGTTTATGAATTTCCTCTTCCATATTTATTTTTGAAATAGGAATATCACGGTTAATAATTTCATTATCTGCAGGGTCAATTGTAATTTGACATACACGTGTTAATTTATACCTATCATGTCCTGGTTTACGTGAACCATATAATTGCCAGTTTGTAGTACCTTTGCTAATACCTTCATCAAATACATCATCCCATGAATTAATCAATGGCAAACCTTCCCATGCGTCTGCAATCTCCTTCATAACTCTTTTTCGTAATATTTGTTGAACTGCATGATCCGCCTGAATACCAATTAATATATGAATACCATCCTTAGTATAGTTCTTATCTTTTACACGATTTACTGTGGCTTTTTCCATTATATACACATTGAATGCAGTGGTTTCGTCCATTTGATATATTTCCTTAAGTATTTCTAAATATATATCAATAAGATCATCTATATGTTCTTTTGTATATTGTCGTTCATCCGTATCATATGTATGACGAAGGTCTAAGTCAATTAATATTGGTCCATCACCTTCACGTTGTTTTTCAGTCAAATATTCCTTTCCATTCTTTTTTATAACATCACGATAATATAATTGCAAGAATGTCGGGTATTCTGCATCTGTAATGGTATATGAACCACCAAATATACTAGAATTTTTATCACCTATTCTGGTATTTGTTATTGTTGCATTTGGATCTCCTTTCTTTTTGGCCGAATGTTTTGCTAAGAAATCAGAAAGGTCACGGTAATCCGCAATAGATGGTATTATTTTTGACATTTTTGAACTATTTGATATAACCAGGTCATCTGCCATTTGTTGAGATATAGTAATGCTATATTTTTAAATCCTGTTATAAAATCAATTTTTCAATTATAGAATATCTTGAATAAATAACTATTAATAACCTTAAAATCACGTAAAAATAGTTAAGATATGAAATCATATTTAGGTATCATTGATATAAAAAATTGATTGAATAAAATAGAAACAATTTAAAAATATAATCTAATTATATTATAAGTTTGATATGAAGTTTTGCGAACAGTGTGATAATATGTATTATATTAGTGTCAATGAAGATGACCACAATAAATTAGAACATTATTGTCGTAATTGTAAACATGTAGATGCAACTATTGCTCAAGCTGGTGGATGTATTTTAGATGTACAAACCAAAAATGAAGAACAACAAATATCACGTATCGTTAATAAATATACAAAAACAGATCCAACTTTACCACGTATTTATACTATGAAGTGTCCAAACAGTAAATGTAAATTTAATACTGAAGAACCAAATACAAATCCTGAAGTTGTTTATATTCGTTATAATGATGCTAATTTAAAATATTTATATATTTGTACCACATGTGATACTACGTGGAAAACAGACCAACTTGTTTAAATAATTATTGTTTATTATTCAACTTTTTTTATTAGCCAATTTGTATTAATTATAAAAAATTGATTTAATCATTTAGAAATATAACATAGTATATTATATTATATTCTTCTTTAATATGGAAACTGACAACGAAACGAATGAACCTACTAAGGGACTTGAATACGACAGTGATGATAATGAAAATATACCTCCACCTCCACCTCCTAACGAAGATGAAAGTGATAGCGATAATAATGTTAGTGATAGCGATGACGATGACGATATTAAACCACCACCTCCACAAAGTGACGATGAAAGTGATAATGAAAGTGATAATGATATGGATGACGACGACGATGATGTTGAACGTGAATCATCTTTATTAAATCGTTATGATAATAGAGAGATACCAAATGAAACAGACCAATTAATTCAACCCGATGATTTTGATAGTGATGTAGATGATGATGATGATGAAAATTATTTACAAAAATTTGATGAATCTTTATCACAACAAATTATTGCTGATTATCACCCTGAAATGAAGTCACATAATTATGATGAAATTGTCAAATTATCCAAAGTTACACGGAATGAAGATGGAATAATTATAGACCCTTTGCATAACTCTTTACCTTTTATTACACGTTATGAAAAAGCCAAAATTATTGGTGAACGTTCAACACAATTGGCTGCAGGAGCAAGTCCATTTGTTCAAGTCGATGATAACGTTATTGACGAATATTTGATTGCAACTAAGGAATTTAACGAGAAAAAAATCCCATTTATTATTAAGCGGCCAATGCCAAATGGTGGATGTGAATATTGGCGTTTTGAAGACCTTGAAGTTCTTATTTAATTATAAAATTAATTATTATTACAAAAATTATCTTTTTTTATGATTTCCAGTTTTTACCACAATCTAAACATGTTACAAATATAGTTGCTGGTTCATCTGCACTTCTTGTTTGTAATTCATAATATGTACATTTCTTTGATTTACATTTACGACATGTAAACATATCAGTAGATGCTGCAATTTGTGTATCATATTTATGAAAATCACGTTTTGTTTTTTGTTCAATTAATTCTCTCCAATGTTCTTTATTCATTTCTTGATGTGTCATAAATGCCAATACTTGTGGTGTTATTTCGCCACTTTTAATTTGTTCTAATAATTCATTGTTTTGTAAATTTACATATATACTACGTAAACGGTCCAAATACAGCATTACAAATGATTGATTATCCCATTTTTTTATGATCTTTTTTGCAGTACCTTCTTTTAATGCATAATTGAATATACCCTTTTCAAGATTAATACTCATAATTTCATCACCAATTATATTTTCTAATTTTTTACTGATATTTATGCGAAATTCGGTTGGATTGACTATAATATGCATTCTATATGTAATTTGTAAGCTAAATATGCCTTTATATAATTCATATAAATATTTATTTATATGAAATCAATTTTTTTATAAATATTCTTCTTCACTTAATTCTCCCGTACATTCCAAGTATATTGATTGTTTTTCACTTTCTACAAAATTATTTACTAATGCTGGTTTTGTCTTTTTTGTAATCTTTATTCGTTTAGTTTTCTTTCGCTTTGGTTTTACGAATTCTTCTTCATCATCAAATTCTTCTTCCTCATCATCGTCATCATAATCATCATCATCTTCCTCATCATCATCTACAATAAAATCATCTTTTACATAACCTGATTTTGTACGAGGTAATTCATCATCTTCTTCCTCTTCCTCGTCATCATCATCATCGTCACCAATATCATCAAATCCACCATATAAATGGTCATACACCTCAAGCCATTCTTTTTTAGTCATATTTATTGGGACATCATCTTCATCTTTATTTATTAAAATACAATTTCCAAAAAATAATGTGTTATCTACTGGTGGAGGGAACTCATATTTATTTTCACTATTTGCACGACCATCTATTTTACCAAATAAACTAAGATGATAAGATTTACCTTTTATTCCATCTACATTCCAAATTGTACGATTATTAAAACCAGTGGAAGATTTTAGACCAGCCTTCTTATATAACTCAAGTTCATTGAATTTTTTTATTGTTAATTCTTTAATCGTACCATTTTTCTCAAAAACTAATACAGTTACAGTCATGTTGTTATATTGGATATAATAATTTGTTTATATTACTTTTGTTATTTATTTGTGTTTCACGTTAAAATCTACATATAGGATTCTTTCCAACATATATATATCTTTATGCTTAACTCAATATTACATATTTTATTTAATATAATTATATCATTATTTATCATTTACTGTTTTCATAGTACATGGGAATATTTTAAGGATACTTATACACATAAAAAAACAAAAGATTTAGTAAATACGCAAATCTCTAAGTATCAACAAATGATGGCAGAAATGCAAGAAAATTCACAACCAGAAAATCCCTCTATTAGTACAACTGAAATACAAACAATGGATGATGATTTAACCAAATATATGGAAGAACAAATGTGTACATAATATAACAAGAGTATATGTCAAAAGAATTTAATTTTACAGATAATAAGGATTGGTTATTACCATTTTTAAAAGGTTTTAAAGAACAAAATGATATTGATGATATTGAAGATTTCGCTATTAAAAATGTAGAAAAAATATTTAAGAAAAATACGATAAATTCAGTGTTTTCAATGTTTTCAAATTCAACAATTAAAGAACCCTGGAAAGAATGTGCAAAATCGTATACATTACACGAAATATCTAATAGTAACAAAATAGCTAATGATTGTAGAGAAAGTCCTGGATTTGACAAAAAAATTGTTCCAACATCATTCAGTTATAATAACAGTAAAGAAAAAGATAGTGTTGAATATAAACAGTCTGTACAAAGTTATGATTATTTAAGATATAATGACGATATACAGATGGTAATAGGTACACCAGGTAGTGATTATACAAGACGCGATGATGTTTTACACAAATATAGATTAATAGAATATTTACAAAAACAAGATATAGAACATTATAAATCATATACTTGGGTTGACTGTATATTGGATGCATATAATGAAAAAATAAAAATAGATACTATTGTAACAGAAATTTCAAATATTCCAGAATTTAAGGATTTTCATTTTTTAGCATTACATTTTCATGGTGACCTTAATGCAGATTATAATATGAACTTTATAGCTGAATTAGAGGAAGAAAGACAAAACCAAAAATCCCGAGATAAAGAGACTTCATCGATTCCTAATCAAAAAGAACCGTCAAATTCGAATAGTTATTTTAACAAGAATGGTGACCTTACAGGTGGTAAAAGTAAAAAAAAAAACAGAAAATCAAAAAAAAGAAAATCTAAAACGTCTAAGAAAACTTCAAAAAAAAGAACAATTAAACGTAAACGCGGATAGGTATGTTAATTAATAATTACAAATCATTTAAACATATCTCTTCTATAAAGTTATACTTGGTCCATCATAATATAAGATTATAATGGAACTTACTATGAATCAAATGTACCACTTAGTGGAAAGATTTCCCAAATTTGATAATGCATATGAAACAGTATCTCAAAAGGGATATTCTCCCGATTATAATGTAGCATTGGCAATTCCAACTGGTAAAAAGAATTTCGCTTGGTTTACATTCTACAAAGATTGTGATGTATGTTATTTATTTGATTTGAATAAAGAAAAGAAAATAGTTAAATCAACACGAATTATGAAAGAAGATAACAATACCTTAGGAAAAGGTACTATATTATATGGAACATCCATAGTAGATGAAGAAACAAATGTCCCTTATTTTGTTATTGAAGATATTTATTTTTACAAAGGCGCTCCTTTATCCGGATTAACATTTTATGACAAATTATTTTATATCAAATCATTCTTAGAAACAATTAAAGAAAGTAATACAAGTGTTATATTTAAATTACCAGTATTGTGGTCGAATAGTGTAAAAAACCCGATTTCTTCAGTAATACCACCACATTTGGTCAATGAAATTGCATACCAAACTCATCATATTCAATATCGTACTATGAACAATATTATGCCACACATTAATGTGTTGTTAAACATGAAAATAAATATAACAGTTGAATCACCAACAATACAAAAACGGTCAACCCATATTCATATCCCATCATACACAATGGATTTGTTTAAACCACAATACCGTCAAAAAACTGTGTTCAAAGTTTCTGCAGATATTCAATATGATATTTATCATTTACATGCATATGGTAAACAAAATACACTTGTATATTATGGAATCGCTTATATACCAGATTATAAAACCAGTGTCTTTATGAATGGACAATTTCGTACTATTCGTGAAAACAAAAATTTGGATTATATTGAAGAAAGTGATGATGAGGATGATTTTCAAAACATTGAAGAAGACCGTTATGTTGACCTGAAAAAATCGTTGTCTATGGAATGTATATTTCATACAAAATTTAAACGATGGATACCATTAAAAATTGCACATAATGGATCAAAAATTATTCATATATCAAGAATTGTAAAAGATTATTATCAATAACAAATTAAATATATCATTTATTATTATAATAGTAATAATAAATGAAAAACGAAGGTATCATACCAGGTTATCATGGCATAATGGACTTAGATGTAAGAAATATGGAACCAAGATATGTTAAAGATGCTATTAAAGAACATTATAAAGATATTAAAATATATAAAACAGAACAAGCTAAATTAAAACCTGAACATAGATATGAAAATACTATATTACGTATTAATAAACAAAGGGAATATATCCAGATGAAAGAGAAAGAATATCGTGAAAATATTGAAAAAGAATTATTAGAACGTAATAAGCAATATAATAGTTGGAAAAAAAATTAATTTAAAACTGCTTACCCTTAATAAAATTATCTATTTGAGATAAATACAAATTTTTATCAGGTATGGGCGACTTAGCAATATCTTCAATGTTTTGTTCTCGTTTTCGTCGTTTTTTTGACACTTTTTTTATAATAATTTTAATTTTGGAATCAGTACTATCAAAGCTATATGAACGGCTATCAACACTATCGGATCTGTTTTTGGCTTCCATTAATGTTGGGTATTATATAAACATATTATATTTTTATATAAAATATAATATTAGTTTACTCAGCTGGAGGTATAGATAAAATTTTATATTTTGATTTTACATGTGAATATTTATTAGTAGCTATAGGTGTTTTATATTCAGTTATATGTGTTGTTTTGTAACATGGGTTTTTACATAACATCTTATCTACCATATATGGTGCATTAATTACAGAAGTAGGTAAGAATGTTTTCATTATTAAATATATATAATATATAGTTTTTATTTTATACTATTTCCAGCATAATTTGTCATATGTATATTACATAATTCATTTAAAATACCATTATTTATTTCAAGTTTTTCAAAGAAGAATGAATGAAAATCTTCAATTGTAATAATTTTATCATTATTACGTGTAAAATCTTTTAATTTATCATATGCATCATTCATATTATATTTTCGCAAAATTGTTTGATACGCTTCGGCAAGAACAACCTGATTTCTATATAAATCATGTGTTATTTCTAATTGATTTGGAGTAATCTTATTTAATCCATTAGTTATATTTTGTAACGCAATCACACTATATCCAAATGCCATACCTACATTTCTTAACACAGTACTATCTGTTAAATCACGTTGAAGACGAGATATGGGCAACTTTCGTGACATAAATTCAAATAATGCATTAGAAAGTCCCAAATTGCCTTCTGCATTTTCAAAATCAATAGGATTCACTTTATGTGGCATAGTAGAAGACCCGACTTCTTCCTTATTAATAGATAATTGTAGATATTTTTTGAATATATATAACCATATATCTTGACATAAATCTATTAAAATTGTATTAATACGTTTTATTATATCAAAAATAATACTTAAATTTTCATAATTATCTATTTGTGTTGTATATTTACTTCGTTCACAATCAAATTTACTTATAAATTCTGTAGCAAAAGAGTCCCAATCATGTTTTGGGTAAGCTGCATAATGTGCATTTAAACTTCCAACTGCTCCACCAAATTTACACTTATATTTTATGCTATGTAATTGTTTTTGAACTTCTTCTAATCTATAATGAAATACTTTCATTTCCTTTCCAAATGTTGTTGGTACTGCAGCTTGACCATGTGTATGACCTAACATAATTACCTTATTATATGAAGTATACATTGTATCTAATTGATTCATTATATTGTCTAATAAACCTGTATATTTATCATTTATGAAATTCTTGATTAATACTGGATATAATACATTATTGATATCTTGTGAGGTTAATCCAAAATGAATAAAACTTACCCAATCTTTTAATTTTGATTCTAATAAAATATTTTTTATATAGATTTCTACTGATTTAACATCATGTTTTATTACATTTTCTATTTCCTTTATTTTATTACATTCATTTATATCAAAATTTACTATTATTTCAAATAATACTTGATAATCTATTTCTGTTATAACTTTAATTTGAGGTAAAAATTTCATTAATTCATATAAATACTGAATTTCTATAATTACTCGTTGTTTCTGTATTGCATATTCGGAAAAATAATCTTGACAACATTTTGTATATTTGTTGTATCTGCCATCACAAGGTGAAATAATAAGTAATGGATCCATGTTAATAATATATATATCATATTTTATATATTATTTTTATACCAAACTATTATTTACTTGTTGATTCACTTGCATAAATGTAGTACATTTTGACATGTGTTTTATACATGATGCATTAATATATGTGCATGTACTTCGTAAGCCACCCAAATAATCAGCAACTGTATTATATAATGACCCTTTGTAAGGTATTTTTAATACACGTCCTTCAGAAGAACGATACTTTGCCATAGAACCATAATGTTTCTTTTGTGCTGTTTCTGAACTCATACCATAAAATAACTTTAACTTTTTACCATTTTCTTCAATTATATCACCCGGGTTCTCATCATGTCCAGCAAATTGACCACCTACCATAACAAAATCTGCACCACCTCCAAATGCTTTTGCCATATCACCAGGACAAGTTATGCCACCATCTGATATTATATGTCCACCTACACCATGTGCCGCATCAGAACATTCTAATACTGCAGATAATTGTGGCATACCAACACCAGTTTTCACACGTGTAGTGCATACTGAGCCAGGTCCGATACCAACTTTAACCACGTCAACCAAACCATTTATTATTAGTTCTTCAACCATTTCTCTCGTTACTACGTTACCTGCTACAATCCGTTTAGTTGGGAATAACGCACGAACAGTTTTACAAAATTCAACTAATTTGGAAATATATCCATTTGCAATATCGATACATATCCAATTACACTCTACAATAGAAAAAATATCTTTTAAATTATCCAATGCATTGTTTTGTATACCAGTAGAAATCATAA